AACGTCAACGATCTGGTCAACCACATCGAAGACACACGCCGGCGCATCAAAGAGACCTTCTACGAGCCCTACATCCTTTCGATCAGCCAGATCGAAGGCGTGCAGCCCCGCAACCAATGGGAAATCTCCGAGCGCAAAGGGGAGGGCTTGCTTGTGCTCGGCCCGGTTGTGCAGCGGCTGCAGAACGAACTCTTTCGCCCGCTGCATGATCGCGTGCTCGATCGCATCTATGAAATCTGCGTGCCGCTCTGGCAATTGGGCGAACCGGCAATGCTGCCGCCGCCGCCGCCAGAACTGCAAGGCATGCCGCTGCGCATCCGCTACGTGTCGCCGCTGTCGAAGATCGCGCAGCAACAAGGCGTTGCGTCAACGGAACGGCTGCTCTCTATCGTGGCGCAAAACGCGCAAGTCTTCCCCGGCATGGTTCGCAAGATCGACGAAGAGCAAGTGATTGATGAACTCGGCGAGATGCTCTCGATCAACTCCAAGATCATTCGCTCGGATGAAGTCGTGGCGCAAATCGCAGAGCAACAGGCCAAGCAGCAGCAAATGGAACAGATGGCCGCGCTGGCAAAGCCGGTGGCCGATGCGGCAGGCGCCGCAAAGACGCTCTCCGAAACAAACGTCGGCGGCGGGGCTGGCGCACTGGAAGCAATGCTAGACCAGGCGCGCGGCGAGCAAGAGTAACCGACTCACAAAGGCAGTGCGTTAAGGGGCGCTTAACTGCGTTGGGTTCGCTATCAATCCTATGTTAGACCTCAACAAAAAGCCCATTTCCGTCGTCATCGGCACGCCGACATCAGGCGAAAACAAGATGGCCTACACGCTCTCGCTTGCAGGCGTCATGGGCCATACGAACCCGCAAGTGGTGCGGCCCCAGCTTGTGCCGTGTGCGGGCTCGAACATCGCTGAGAACCAGAACTGCTTGGCCGATAAGGCTGAAGAGATGGGCGCCGACTATCTGCTCCTGCTCGAAACGGATATGGCAGTGCCGCCGCATGCGCTGATGCAGCTCGTTAGTCACGGCGTTGACATCGTCGGCGCGGTCTATGCGTTCAAGGATCACGATCTTCTGGCATCGCTCTACCGCGGCGAAGAGCGCCCCTTGCGCCTCATGGGCCACAAGCTCGGCGGCGAGCCGATCAAGATCGAGGACCTCTTCGAAGCGGGCGATAGCCTCGTTGAAATGAACTATATTCCGATGGGCCTGACGCTCATCTCCACCAAAGCAATCCGCGCCGTGCGTGCGCTGATGAAGGATCGCTTTCCGCCGCCGGCAGGGCTGGAGCACAAGCTTGGCCCGGCGTTCTATCACGCGATCGCTTACACCGAAGAGCATCCGCGCGGGTTCATCACCACGACGGATAGCGCCTTCTGCCATGCAGCGCGGGAGGCCGGGCTCAAAGTGTGGTGTGACGCGCGGCTGTCGATCGGCGTTGAGCACGTCGGCGACATGAACTTCGGTCTCGTCTCAGGCGGCAAGCTCGTATGAGCGCCAAGGATCGCGCTCTACGCCAGGCACGCGCTGACGACGCCAGACGCATTGCAGCCGAGAAGGAGGGCATGCGCCAAGCGCTGTCTACCCCGGACGGCCGCGCGCTGATTGCCTTTATCACGCGTAACGCACTCGATGCCGAAGGCCCAGGATCAAAGCAGCTTCGCCAATTCGGCCGCGACATCCTCCAAGCAGCGCAGTTCGCTAATTGGGATGGCGTGCAAATCATGCGAGAAGAATGGGAGAAGCCGAAGCAGGGGACGCGCGCGGAGGCTGAGGAAGATGGCGAAGAAGAGTGAGTAAGCCGATCTATGTCCTCACGCTTCACACGCATCGGACTGGCGGGCCGGAGGCTTGCCATCAACTCGCTGACGCGCTGATTGAGCAGGGCTTTGATGCACGCACGGTCTATTACGACTTCGCACAGGTGGAAGCCTTGGCGAACGCATCGCCGCAAGAAGGGTATTACTTCGGCGCGCGCGTCTGTCCTTTCGATGAATACGCACGCTACAAGGTGAACGTCACTGACGCCGTTCCCAACACCGAAGGCGTGATCGTCGTTCTCCCTGAAACGCTCTGCCACCTCGCTCCTAAGTTTGACAAAGCAACGGTGCTTATTTGGTGGCTGTCAGTGGACAATGGGTTTGGGGCGCTGAGCCGGGTGAACCTGAACCATCTGCGCAAGCCGAATGTGAAGCACGCGTGGCAAAGCCACTACGCGCGTAAATTCATTGATGCGCTGATGCTTGCCGAGGTCGTGCTCCCCTTGTCTGATTACACCGTCGACATGCGCCGTTACGCTGCCCCGATGCCTTGGGATGAGCGACCTCTGCTCGCGCTCTTCAACACCAACCACAAAGTGGTCGCGGACTGGCGCGGCATTGTCGCGAAGGTGGCGGAGCTTGATCCAGAAATTGAGTGCGTACCTGTCGGTGGCACGCGCGAGGGCGTCGCCGCCATGTTTGCCAGAGCGCGGATTTACGTTGATCTCGGGTCGATGCCTGGCAAGGATCGAATGCCGCGCGAGGCGGTGGCGCAGGGCTGTCAGTCGTTAGTGTCCTTCTACGGCGGAGGCCAGGACCTTATGGACATCGGCGGTTCGCGCGGACCGTTTGAGACCAAGATTGCCGCAGACATTGTACGCACGGTGCGCGGGCCGCTCAGTCACACATTTGAGCGCGACATTCAGCCGAAGGTGTTTCGCGAGAAAGCGGTGTTCTTTGATGAAGTCGCGCGGCTTTTCGACGAGTTCGATGCCCGGATATGACTACCTCATAGTCGGCGCTGGCTTCGCTGGCAGCGTATGCGCGCGGCAACTCGCCGACTCCGGAAAGCGCGTGCTCATCATAGACAAGCGCGACCACATCGGAGGCAACGCCTACGACTACGTCAACGAGCACGGCGTTCGGATTCACAAGTACGGGCCGCATATCTTTCACACCAATGGCGACAAGGTATTCGACTGGCTCAGCAGATTCACCGAATGGCGACCTTACGAACATCGCGTTCTGGCGTCTGTGGCGGGAAAGCTTGTCCCGTTCCCAGTCAATCTGACGACGCTGGAAATGCTTGGGCTTGAGCACCTGAAGCCGCCCGAGCCGTTCGAACACCATCCACGCAACGCCGAAGAGCAATGCTTAGAGCGCGTCGGCCCCGAACTCTACGAGCTATTCTTCAAAGGCTACACCACGAAGATGTGGGGCAGGGAGCCAAAGTATCTGGACGCCTCAGTCACGGCGCGCATCCCTGTGCGCTGGGATAGCCGCGACGATCGCTACTTCACCGACAAGCACCAAGCCATGCCGAAGCACGGCTACACGGCCATGTTCGAGCGGATGCTGGATCATCCGTTTATTGAGGTGAAGCTAGAGACGGACGCTTGGCCGAAGTTTGATCAGAGCATGCCATCATGCCACCGCATGATATGGACGGCGCCGATCGATCACTACTACGGAGGCTTCCTTGGGTGGCTTCCATACAGGTCGCTTCGGTTCAGGCATGATGACTACAATGCACATATGAAACATGACGCGGCGACGGTGAACTACCCGGAAGCAAAATGGGAGCACACCCGTATCACCAACATGGGCTTGCTGACCGCCACCGGCGGGCCAGTTGGAAGCTCCGTTGGTGACATGATGTGGGAATACCCCTGCGCCGAAGGCGAGCCCTATTACCCAATCCCAGCGCCAGAGAACCGCGCCCTCTATAAGCAATACGAAGCGCTTGCGCTCGCCGAGCCGAACGTCACGTTCCTTGGCCGTCTCGGCTCCTACCAATATCTCAATATGGATCAGGTCGTAGGCCAGGCGCTCAGCGTCAGCGCGCGCTTACTCGGCGCAAACCCCGCACGCACCTAACACGCACGCAAAATCACCTCTGATGCGCAAACCCGCGCAGTCGAGGAATTTTGTTTGTCGACAGACACTCCAGTCGCTGATGCAACACCGGCCGCAGATGCGGCCGCCACCGATTTGCTGGATGCGCCAGCGGCGGATGCCGCTGCGCCGGTTACTGACGACAAGGGCGCAACGCCCACAGAATCCAAGCTGGATGCGAAAGCGTCTGGCGACGATGGGAAAGGGAGCGTCGCTCCCGATCTCCTAGCCGACGACGACGAAGGCACTCCTGACAAGAAGGCGGACGGCCCAGCCGACGCTGACGCGGACAAGGCGCCGGAGACGTATGAGGCTTTTACGCTTCCTGACGGTGTCGAGATTGACGAGGGCCTGCTCGCGAAAGCGACGCCGGTATTCAAGTCGATCGGCGAAGGCCTGAAGCAGGAAGACGCGCAAAAGCTGGTCTCGTTTTTTGCGGAAGCACAGGCGGAAGCCGCAGCTCAACAAGTTGCTGCTTTCAATAAGATCAAGAGCGACTGGGCGGCGGAGCTTAAAGCCGACGCTGAGTTTGGCGGTGAGAATCTTTCAAAGACGGTTGGTGCGACCAAGGCGCTGATCGGCAAGTTTGGTTCGCCGCAACTGCTCGCTGAACTGAAGGAATGGGGCTGGGGCAATAACCCAGAACTCAACCGCTTCTGCGCACGCATCAACGCGGCCCTCTCTCCAGACACCACCGTAATCGCTGACGCCGCTCACCAGTCGACGCCGAAAAGCGCCGCTGAAGTGCTGTGGCCCGGCATGTTCCAGAAACAGGAGTAAGTCATGGCCGTCGTAGGAAACGACGTTTTCACGCTTGCCGAATACAAGTCGCGCACCGACGCTGATGGCAAGATCGTCCCAATCACCGAGCTGCTCGAGCGTCAAGACGAGATGCTTGACGACGTTCCGTGGGTTTATGCCAACGGCCCGTCGGCTCACAAAACTACGGTTCGCGCGGGCCTTCCGGCCATCTCGCACCGCCGCTTCAACAAGGGTATCGCAGCCACGCGTTCGGCGACGGCGCAAGTTGAGTTTGGCATGTGCCAAGCTGCAGCGCGCACCGAGCTTGACTACGATCTGGCAAACCTTGGCGGCAACGCCGGCGCTGTGCGTCTCTCGGAAGCCAAGCCGCACCTGTCGGCCATGGCGCAAACCGTTGCCGACACGCTGATCTACGGCGATCCGGTGGCGAACCCGACCACCGACGACGACAAGGTCGCCGGTCTCCACTTCTTCTTCAAAGACAACACCACGGCGCCGACCAAGGATCACGTCATCACGGCGTCCGGTGCTGGTTCTGACTTGTCGTCGATCTGGATCGTTGCCTGGGGCGAAGACACCGTTCACGGCATCGTGCCTCCGGGTCTGAAGATGGGTCTCGACCATCGCGACCTCGGCGAAGGCGATGCGTTCGACTCTTCGAACCGCCGCTTCCGCGCGTACATGGACGAGTACAAGTGGAACTACGGCCTCTGCATTCGCGATTGGCGCGCAGTTGTCCGCATCTGCAACATCGACGTTTCGGACCTCGTGTCGACCGTCGCCAACCAGCAGGCGCTGACCAACTACGTCATCCAAGGCCTCTCGAAGATCCCGTCGCAGTATCGCAGCCGCGCGAAGATCTACGGCAACTCAACGGTTCTGACCGCTTGGGAACTGGGCCAGCGCGCGGACGTCAAAGCCGGCGGTGGGCTCACCTACGAGAACATCAACGGTCAACCGGTCATGTCCTTCCGTGGCCGCCCTGTTCGCACGTCGAACGCCATCACCGTCGCTGAAACGACGATCTCGTAAGGGGCATTTGAGATGCGTGATAATAAGCTCTTCTTCGCCGAGTCCCTTGTGACCTCGTCTGGCGCGGTGACTAACGTCACCTCGACCAACGTTCTCGACATGGGCCCGCTCGCTTCTGGCAACCTTTATCGCAACTTCGGTTCGTCCGATGTGGCGTTGTTCACCCGCATCGAGTCGACGCCGACTTCGACCGGTTCGGCAACGCTCGCGATCAAGCTGGTCTGCGACAACAACACCGGCATGACGTCGACGGCTTTGGTTGCTCAAAACCTTGCTGCCACGGCCATCGCGTCGGTCACCGCCGGCAAGATCTACAAGACGCAACTTCCGCGCGGCGTGAACATGGAGCGCTATCTTCAGGTGGAATACACCTGGGCGACTGCTCCTGCTTCTGCCGGCGGCAACGTGACGTCGTGGCTTGGCCCGGCAGATCAAGCCGGCGAGTGGACCGCCTACGACCAGAACGCTGGCGAATCCAACTCGTTCTAACCCTAACACGGAGCATCCATGTCTCAGGAATCCCCTCGTTATCGCTGCGCCACCGAGAGAGCTTTTCTCCCGGAGAACAGCGAAATCTTCTTCGCCAAGCTGGACTATCGGCAGGGCGTCGGCTCGCGCGTCGAACAAGACGACGAGTTCTATTACGAGGGCGAGCCTGGGGCATGGATGGATCCCGTCAACGAGGCTGCGCGAGAACGCGTTGAAGCCTCTGTTGATGCAGGCGACCGCAAGAGCATCAACGCTCCTGTGTCCGCTCCAAACATGCCGCTGAAGCCGCCGAAGTCTGGCCTGCATGCTTCGATGCTGGCGCCGAACAAGCTGGATGACGCGCTGCCATCACCGAACGTCGGCCCGCGCGATGAGCGTCCGGCGCCCCGTCGTCGCGCAAAGGCGAACTAATCCATGAGCGGTGAATTCCTCAACCCGAACTCCGGCCTGGCGCTGACCGAAGCGATGGGGGAGGACCTGCGCGCGACAAACAATCTGTCGGACCTGCGCAACCGTATCACCGCGTTCTTCAATCTGACTGGTCACCGTGCAACCACTTACACGGTGACGGCAGTCGCTGGCGCAACGAACGTTTCCACCGTCACGGTGACGGCCAAAGATGCCAATGGCAACACGATCACCGGCGTCCGCTATTTCGATCTTTACACGACATCTGACGCCGCCGGCACAACGATCTCTGCTGCCGCGTACTCGGGCACTCTGGTCCCGACGACCGGTACGATCATGGCGACGATCACGGCCAAGCATTTCTTCCGCTGCGCCACGGATGCGACCGGCGTGTTCATCGGCTCGCTGACGGATACCGCCAAGACGGCCGACTACATCGCTGTGCCAAACCCGATCAACGCTGGCGCCATCGTATCCGCTGCCGCTGCATACGGCTGATAAGGAGGCTGACACGTGGCCTCTTCCACAACGCAAATCGCCAATCTAGCGCTGGGTAAAATCGGCCAAGCTCGCATCGAGAACATCTCGACCGACACGGACGAGCCTGCGCGCTGGGCCAATGAGTTCTACGGCCAAGCTCGAGACTACGTGACCGAAGCCGGGCTCTGGCGCCATGCGCGTAAAACTATGGTGCTGGAAGAGGGCGCGAACGATCGCCCGAACGATTACGTTTATGCCTACAGCCGCCCCAGCGATTGCCTAAAGTTCTGTTACCTCCTGCCGTACACGGGGCCGTTTGATCCTCGCTATACGATCAGGTTTGAGACTGAGGGCGATTATATCTATTGCGATGAGCCCCAAGCGCGGGGCGTCTACCTGCGCCAAGTCACGGACGTCACCAAATACCCGCCGTCATTCGTCGATGCGCTCGCTTGGTATCTGGCGCATCTTCTTGTGACACCGTTGCGAGTCGAGAACTCGCTCATTGGCCTTACGCTGCAGGGCTTCAACGCAGCGTTCAATCACGCCGCGGCGATTGGCGATACTGAGCGCTTGGTGATCTGGACCGCCGAAGAGGCGATGGCCGACTTCCATCGGGCGAGGTGAGCCATGGCTCGTTTAGCCCAATACGGCTTTAGCGGCGGCGTCATCAGCCCCCAAGTCTTCGGCCGCATCGATCTTGAAAAGTACGGGCTCTCGCTGCGCCGCGCCAAAGATTGCATCATCTCCAAGCCCGGCTCTGTGATGAACCGGCCAGGCACTGAGTTTGTCGGCGAGGTCCGCAACTCGGCAAAGACGACGCGCATCGTCCCGTTCTCATTCAACACCGTTCAGAACTACGTGTTGGAACTCGGCGACGAGTGCATGCGTCCGATCTACCGTGACGCTGGGCAGGTGCTTGAA